ATATATCAGTGAATGAGCCCCTTCGTAAGAATCCGAAATTTCTTCCAGTAGATCTGGTGAGGTCTCCCAGTCGGAATAGTAATTCATCCTGTAGTAGTTCTGGCCATCAAAATCCACCGCTACTACTGCACCAAGTCTAGGAACTGAAAGGTTACCCTTTCCACCTCTTCCGAAGGATGGGCTTTGAACCTGGCTAGCCCAGGGTATATCCTCCGTCTCCAACCCATCGAAAAGGCCGAAAACTTTTACCCTAGCACGACCAGATTTTTGAGGATCGTCAATATCTACTATTTCTCCTAAGTATATCTTTGGATTTGCCATAGGTTAAATCTCATCTTGGTCTGGGTTGAATCCCCCTAAACTAACATTGTATTTGTCAGGTGGCTTAGTGTTCCCCAAATTCAGCGGGGATTCCGCTATGAAATCGCCACTGGTTACTGGATAAACATTACCTATATTACCCTCCAGATAGCTTTGTTTTTTATCACTATACACTTTACCTGGGGGCTGTGAAAAATTATTTTCGGGGGATCTAAGTTCCCCTCTGGAAGACACGAGACTACTTTCACCATAAACTTTGTCCGGAGAAAGCTGCTCGTTGGAATATTGCTTCTCGTAGACACTTCCACCAACATCTTCATATTTTCTATCTGGGACGCCGAGATCAGATCCGGGGACATCTCCATAAACATCGTCCTTGGATAAGCTGTTGTACTCCCTATCAGGAACACCTAAATCGGAACCTGGCACATTCGAGTATACGTCATCATTAAAATCAGGATAAACCCGATCAGGAACCCCAAGGTCTGAGCCAGGTACTTCTGAGTATACATCGTCATTAAAATCGGGATAAACCCTATCAGGAACACCAAGATCAGAACCGGGAACGTCAGGGTACACATCGCCAGATGGGTCTGGATAAACTCTATCAGGAACCCCCAGGTCAGCACCGGGTACATCCGGATATACATCACCCGATGGATTTGCATAAACCCTATCGGGAACACCAAGATCGGCACCAGGAACGTCAGGGTATGCATCACCAGATGGATCTAAATAAACCCTGTCAGGAACACCAAGATCAGTACCGGGCACGTTAGGATAAGCATCACCCGAAGGCTGCCCATAAACTCTGTCAGGAACACCAAGATCAGTACCAGGTACATTTGCATATGCATCCCCAGTAGGTTCTGGATAAACCCTATCAGGAACACCAAGAGCAGATCCAGGTACGTTGGGATATTCATCTTTAACTCCCTGGATAGGCGGATAAACCCTTTCCGGTGGTCCACCTTCTCCAGTAGTTTGTGGGTTTGGCAAATTCCCCTTAAATATGTTATCTATACCGGTTTCAGCTGCTCCATTTAGGAAATTTTCCAGATTATTGAAACCGAATCTTCCGCCCTCGTTGGTCAGTCTTCCAATTTGGGAGGGATTAAGAGAGTATATGTTACCCAGAAGGGATTGATCAATGCCATTTAAATTAGAGGTAAGTGCACTAACACCTTCGTTTACCAGGTCGGTTACCACGTTTGAAACTGCATTAGTTAATAGCTGTCCACCAAGTCCTAGTAAATTTTCCAGGCTTAAAGCTGAATCTCCAAGTTCTTCCAGCGAAGATGAATTCTGATCATATGAATCAGCAAGAATCAGTGGTTTTTTATCCGCCCTTATATTGGGATACTGACTTTTAACTCTAACTTTACCAACATGAACTTTGAAAGAGTTAGTTTCGGGATCAGCTGAACTAGATCCCATGTCTATTGTGCTTTTATATGGGACGCTTTCGCTAAAGTCAAACTCACACTGCTGGCACTCGTAAATTTTTACAGGCTTGATCCCACTCTGGTCCGATTGGTTTGTAAAAGCTGCAAAGTCATTGGATAAGCCACTTTGGTCTAAGACGTTACCAACAAAGCTGGAAAATGCTCCGCCTCCTCCTCCACTATCAGAACCTGCAGAGGCATCGAATCCTCCACCCGCAAGATCACCAAAGCTGGATATAATGCTGCCACCTGGATTTGTGTTGGAATTGATAAGTCCAGACAGGTCGTTGAGAGCAGTTAGAGCAGTACTAGATGCAGTGAGTCTGCTCGTCTTGAAGAAGTTTCTTATCTCTGTAACGAATATCCACATCGTGAACTTTCTGAGATTCCTCGGTACGAGCCACCTCATATTTTCAAAATCAAACGTAGCCTGATTATAAAGGTCGGCTAGAGCAGATATCCGGAGATTTAGTGATTCTAAAGTATTAAATGTTAGAACCTTATCTCCAGTTCTTTGGGTATCAAAACCGTCAAGCTCGTTGGATGGCTGGAATCCATTTCTGCTAATTAGGGAGAGCTGATCTAGTCCTTCTATAGATTGGAAAAACCACGGTGAATTTGTATTTATATCCTTAAGCAGCTTCTGAAACTGCAATATAGCGTTTGCTCTTTTCTTCTGATTATTATCTGCAAACCCTGCATCTCTCTGAAGAAGATAATTGTAAGTAGAATAATATGCAACCTCCGGATTTGATGCTATGTACTGAGGTTGTCCAGTAAAAGAATCCTGTATGTTAGCCATACCTGAATTCTCGTTAGTGTAGTTGTCCCTTTTAAGCAATGGACTTGGCGCCCATCCATACTCCGGATTTATTGGCAAAGATCCGAAGTCAAACATAATCTTAAACCCCAGATAGGTAGGATCCTCGTTGCCGCCTGAATTAGATAGCTTAAATCCTTTCAGGAATAAATTTCTGTTTTTGTCAGTTGCCATTAGGGTTTAGTTCTTTTTATATTTATCCGGAATAAAGATTTATCGGGAAAGATTTAGGGAAGGTTCCAGCGCTATTCAGGAACCACTCTCTCCTCTTAAGGTGTAACACCTGCTTCATCTGGGAAAATCCCTCGTAAACAACCTCTATTCCATCCAATACATATATTCCGGATAAAAACTGATCCAATACTGGGTTTACTTCCTCCTGTGTCTCTTGGTTATTGGATATCCCTGCGTTTTCCTTTCTTATACCCTGATCATTCACATAAATAAGAACCGGTATAGCTTGTCCCCTATAAAAACCAGCATAGTATGGCTTGGTCTCAACTCTTAGGGTAAATTTATCTAAGTCATTTATGTTGAATTCATTCTGTACAAGTGCCTGAATAAAATTTTCATGGACCCCGCCACCTTGACCATCAAAGCTGTTTAAACTCCCATACCAGTTTTTCCTGACCTCCTTTAGGTACTCTTCCTCCTTAGGTCTACCCTTTTGTAATACCTGGTTTTCCCCAACATTCTCTGTAGTTACACTTTCTATGGTGTATTTTATGTACTTTTCTACGTAGTTATCAGTTTGCAATCCATCATCATAGAATTGTACCTCCTGTATATAGCCGCTTCCGTTATTGATATTTCCTGCCTGTGAGACCAGGGTAAAATTGGAGATGTAAAGTGGAATATCGCTACTGCCCTTCTGGTTTGTCAGAGCCAGGGGCATCTCCTGTGTATCTAATTCCAATCCTTCAAAAGATGTATCGTTAGCAGTATTATCCGATAAGCCTCTAATAACCTTCACCTGCTGAACGTAATCCTCAGCGGTCAGTTGATTATCCATATTTACTACATTGAGATTGTAGTAAGGATCTATCCATATTTTAAAAAAGCTTCTATCGTCTTTATATGTTCTAGAAGCAACCTCCTTCATGAAGTCGTAATAGGATAGATTTGGACATATCCAGGTCATTGTATCGTTTCTCTCCGAATCATTGGAGGAGAATCCGAGGTCCAATTCCTGCGAAATTTCAAACAGGGTCTCATACGAACTCTTAGCCCTGAAAGCTTTTGAAACCTCTGAATAAATCCCCGGGATCCTAGCTTCCGCTAATACACTAAATTCTATGTTATTCCCCTCCGAATTTACCGACTGCCCAGAACGAACAGAAAGGATATTGAAGTCCATCCTGATAGGCTTGTATACATCAACCCAAGATCTAATATAAACAGAGACTATATCGCCGTCCTTGGGATAGTTTACGCTAATAAAGAGCGGATCACCCATTACGAAATTGAACCTTACTACGGGAATAATTCCGGTCATATCAAGGGAGAAATATGACATAAACTTTTCAACGTAGTATCCATTAATGAAGACTACAGGTCGATAGGCACCAAAGGATTTTTCGTCAGCATCCTGTAGGAGTGGTTCGTTTTTATTATCGGGTCCACTCCGATTGGGAACTACCAGCTCATCCAGCCTAATACTGGTCTTAGCAAAATTGTTTATTACTATCTGATCAGATGGCATATTACATCAGATTTTATAAATTGGCATTAGGATTAGGTGTTGCATTACTAACATCTGGTCCCAGTGCAATAACTGCATTAGTTCTAACCGTCTGTCTTTCTCCGTCTTGTAGTATGTTTGGTGGCAGAACCTGCGGAGGAGTGTTTTTAGCCTTGTTACGCATCTCCAAAAACTTCTTCCTTGAATCACTGGTTTTAAACCTTCTCTGCTCTTGGGATTTTCTAAACTTACTATTGGGATTCTCTGCTCCAGACCCTTTCTTGACGAGTTTGCTTTTAGAGTCCAGTGCTGCGTCTAGACTGATTTGCAAGGGGAAAACAACAAGATCACCGGTGTTCATAGCAAACGGGTTAGATATACCATTGAATTTTAGAAAGGTACCGGTGTAAGCAAGATCACCATAAGCGCTAAATGCAAACCTATCAGGTCTCATCACAAAATCATCCGGAACTATCTTATAGCTTTTTATTTGTGGGTTAACACCAGTGTAATTTATACTGGATCTGGTAAGGTCCCATATACCTATATTTTTAGTCTGTAGATCAGAATCCGGATTATATACGTTTTTATTTCTTGCTAGTGTATCAATCTTAAGCATATCTAATTTTATTTTTATTGAGCAATACCTCCACTTTCCTGTGTATATTGCTCAGAAGGATTGATGCTAGTGGTATCGTCTGGGTCCACCACTACTGGTTGTCCTTCAGTATTTCCTAGAGAGTTGAGTGATTGGCTGTTAGAGTAAGTTGGTAGAGAACTTTGATACAATCTAATCTTACCCCTGTTGAACATTGATTCTATCTCCCCTCTTTCTCTGTCCCTTCCGTGCTTTAAACTATAGGTAGCAACTATCTCAGTTGGGAAATCGTCAGGTCCTAGTACTTCGCCAAATTCAATATCAACATTCTCGCATATAAGATTACCTATCATTGCAATGGGATTCATAGGATTACCAACCACCAAATGCCATTCACCAACAGGTGCTCCAGTATAAAGGGATAAAGGCAGCCTGATCTGTTCTATCAAATCGTCCGCTAAAGCCGCAGCTAATATGTTCCCGACAGCGGAATTATCATCAAGATCTGCAGCAACCTGAGCCAAATCTTGGGTACTCAGTTGTTGAATAACACTATTTAGATCTTGTACAGCTTTTTCAACTTGATTAGCACTCTCTTTTAAAGCTTCGGCATCAGGGTTATTCATAGTTGTCCCGCTAGGATCCGCTAAAAACTTGATAGCTGTTTTAGTCCAACCAACAGGATCACTATAAAATCTTTTCAGTCCGTCATCTCCACCAGGGAACCCGATAGCTGGGAATTTGTTATCATATCTTATATCAGGGGTTAGGTAATTACCGTAATTTGTTCCCAGACCCAGGCAATTACCTATTATATCCAACATGGCTGCTTTAGTATTAACCTCTGAAACGGAGGTTAGCTCATAATGAAATTTCAGGGTAATTGTCTTATCACCAAAGGTTAGGCCTCTACCTCTAATCCATGTCTTATCAACAGTATCAACGGAGGTAAATATAAAATCACTAAGCGGACCTCCTTCAGGTCTAGTCATTTTATCCCTAAGAGCAAAATTTATCTTGGGGACTGTCACCTGCTCCCTCCCAGCATCAGTAGCTTGTATAGCCAGATTGGCGGTATCTCCCAAGATAGAAACGAGATCCCCCGCACCTGCGCTGGATGCAGTACCAGCAAAAGCCCTACCAAGAACAGATTTAAAGAATCCCTGATCAAATCCCTCCTGGGTTTGAACTTCCTTTTGTGTTCTCGGGTTCCAGGTCAAACCGGTAGCAAATCCTATAATATTATTCAGGGAGTTGTCTGTTGCTCCGCCCCACCACGTCACAGCCTGTGCTACGGGTCTACCTGCTCCCTCAACTTTATAAAAATCAGACTGAACCACCCCGTCAGGCAGGGTTAGATTATCCCTCATCGGAGCAGGAAATCTCCTTAGGGTTATCATGTAGTTATTTGGGATAGACCCATAATATTTACAGTACAGGAAGTCTGCCCATGTGTAAGGCGCTGAAGCTCCACCTATAATAGGGTTATTTGTATTTGGATCGGATTCACTACCTTCCGATTGTTTTAAAGCATTCTCCTGCTCCATCGATGCTCTTACGAGAGCTCCTGCGCTAGGGTTCTTGGAAGCTGTGGATGTTATACCAGAGTTATACTCAGATCTCTCCGACTTATAATATCTGTCAATAAAGTCATTACCTGAAGCATCCTGGAGGGAATAGAACAAAAATTGACCATACTTATCAGAGCCATTTGTATAAAAGCCACCACGATAAAAAAGGGTCCTTGCAGTGGGGACAGTAAGAGGTACTGTCGAACCTAAGTTAGACTTCTGATCAACAACCGAGGTTGCTGCCTGCTCTATACCCTCCTCTCCGTTGGAATAGAATTGCCGAGTTTTGTTATCTCTATTGAACTGCTCTCTTCCACCAAAACCCGGAGTAGGTGAATTAGTGTTAGTGTAGGTTTCGCCCATTCATACAGTACTTATTTTACTCCATCTTTATGGTGTACTCTATATCCAAGTCGCTGCTGTTATCCAAGAAATGTCTCAGATTATCAGCGAAAGACTCCGATATGTTCTTGTACACCACAAGGATATCGTTGCATCTAGTACTATATATTCCTTGGGTAATTTTCTTCTGAACAGCGTAGTTTATGACAAATTCAGATTCCCTGGTGAGATCGTCAGTGTCGTACCCTAGCTCTCTTATAATCTTTCCTATATCTACAATATAGTAGGTAGCATCAGAGCAGAATTTTCTCTTTGCTTCCTTTAAGGAACACCTAGTAAGAACAAAATTTATTTCCTCCAGCTCCTTATCCATTCGGGTTATCAAAATTTCCATCCGAAGCCTCAGGTCCGGAGCCTTCCTCGCCAGAGGATTTCAAGAACTCAAAAGGCTTTGCTCCCGAGTCTTGACCTGGAAGACTTCCCTTCATCTCTGATAAAATTCTCTCCTCTTCCTCCTTTTTATTCCTTAACTCCAATTCTAGCTGTGCATTCTTCACTCTTTGCAGGTGTTGTAGATGTAGCTGTTTTCCCATTTCTTGGGATCTCCTTACTCTTTCCCTTTGCTCCTGCAATGTTTCATTTTTGCCTATATAGCCAAGTTGTTTGGCCATTTGCCTTCTTTGTCTTCTCGATAAACTCATTATATGGAAAAATTAAATCCCCTACTTTTATTCCCTTCCTCCGATGAGTGAGATGATCCTTGTATATCTATACCAAGAACATATTTAAATAGCTTCAGGAAAAGACCAGGGATGAAGATATCTCTAGATTTAACAACGTCATTAGCAGGTATGAACTTAAATTCCATATTCTGCTCTTGTTCACTACCGTCAGTTGGAGCCTTAACCTTATCCAAACCAGTAACATCTACGGCAAAACAAGGTTGCTCGTGATCAACAAACTTGGAAGAGGTAACAGATCCTAGATAGTACCACCTCTCATTTTCAGAGGCCTCGAATCCGCTTTCCTCGAAAAGCTCTCTCTTAGCGGTTGACAATAAATCCGGATCTTCCTCGTCGCTTGTCCCCGTTATTAAAGTGACACACCTTCCGCCCTCTCTAAAGGGATTATCCTCCTCTAATACACCTACCGCAAGCGGAAGACCCTGTTCATCCGATATGAACGGCATTATCACCACATTCATAAAAAGGGGTATTACCCCAACCATTCCGTTTCTTTCCACCATGTGGAAATTTGGGGATTCGTATAATACCTTATTCTGACTCATCTTCTTTTACTACGCTTCTTGTAGATTTATTTTTATCATAATAGGCAAGTATAGATTCTCCGAGAGCAGCCCTAATATCCTCTATATCAATTCCCTCCGTAACATAGTCAACTATCTCAGTCTCAGCCTCATCGAAAGATGAGATTAAAACCGAGTACAAACTCTTAGGAGGTAGATTCAATTTTAAGCTGATGGAGACATTTACCCAATTGTTCTTCTGTTTTTTAAGTAGTGTATATATCGGAGAATCTTCTACTTGCACAGAGGAAACCGTATTCTTCTCCCTCTTCGGGGAAATATCCTGCTGTGTAGAAGGAATTGCATTGATCCTATCAGGTGATGTTGGTTCGATGTCCTTACCAAAATCTACAGGGGAAGCGGGAAAGGAGTCCATGTACTCATTGAGAAGATCCAAGTTAATTCTTCTCCCACTATTAAAAGTAAGAAAAGTCATCCCAGTACTCTCGTCTTTCTCAATATCCTTATATTTTTCGGTATTACCCATTTGATCGCTTTTGACCCAAACGTAATCCATCTTGGAAAGATCCTCCCTAAGTTCCTCTATAGATTTATCCTGTAGGTTCATTTTTTTCTTCTTTGAAAATATATTCTTCAGCCATTTCATATGCTTACATCTAACAGCAAAAAGCTAATTAAACAACTTACAAAAAGCAAACATAAACCACAACGGCATCAGCTTAGTTTACTTTTTTATAGACGGTAATAAGGGATATGTTCCAGATAAAATTATTTACTAGAGAAATTGCTTCTAGCGTGTGTGTACATCTCTTCAATATGGGACTCTGGAATGGTGTTCTTTAGAACGTTCATCAGATTATCTATTTCACTCTTCTCTCTGATCTTGCGTTCATCAACAGGGGATTCATCCGAACGTGAATGATATTTCAACATCTTAAGCAAATGATCGACAAGATTTTTTTGATGCTCTTCCGCATCCTTGCCCATTACAATGGATAACATATACTGGTCAACAGGATCGGACTTTATGCCCTGTATCTTATCATGGGAGGTAGCATGTGAACCTTTATCCGTAGTATACTTGCAGCCAAATTTTCCACCATTTTTCTTCAATGTGAAAGCAGGATGGATATCATTAGCATCCTTATAAACTCTAATAGATTTGAAAAGGTCATCCTTCGATTTACGATCTAGCTCAACTTGCATTCCGTTATCGAGGTCTGCTTCATATAAATTTTCATCAATCTCAGTAATCTCAGCCACGGAGCAATCAACACCAAGCATATCCATTATCAATTCAATATCCTCTCCCACAGAGGGGTTAGATTTAGCTCCCGCAATCTCCGAAGAGATATAATTTTCAAGGAAATCATCGAACGCTAAGCTATTTTCTTTAACGTCAAACCAATTCATGAATGTGTCAACCTTAAGAATATCAAAATCACCGAAATTAGTCTTCTTCATGCACTTTTTAGGCACGGAAATAGTTCTGTCGCCATAGCTTAGATTATGACCCTCTGGTGTTTCCCTGTGTGATATCCGATTATTCTCCCCGGTATGGGGTATTTTTATTTTAACTACACCGTCGATAAAAGGGCCCAATATCCCCAGGCTTGTCTTATTGGGGAAATGGCTCTCGTTTATGTTGATAAACTCACCAAAATTTAGGACCGGATTACTCATTCTCACCAAATAAGACGTCTATTTTAAAATCCTTAGGATTCATGGATTTTCTCATATCAACAACTACTTTGGTGGGATTACACGGAATCAGATTCCGAGCTTTTTTACAAAGAACCGAAGACATATCTATGTTTTCACCAGGAACTATATCCATCTCATATTCCTTGGGTGGATCTGGATATGAGTCAACCTTGAGCTCCAGCTCTATGTTGTCGATTTGAAATTTAAGATCCTGTATACCTGATTTTGATCTACCTATAGAAACCGAGTACTCTATCTCGCATTCCTTCTCATCAACATCTACAAGTTCAGGGGGTCTATTAATCAAATCAATATCTAGATATCCTAGCTCATGAGAGAATGAATACTCGCTAGAAACCCTTCTACCCTTGGAGTTATCAAAAGAAACGTAGTCGTGAATTCTTGGCATTATCTTACTTCACTTTTTTTATGTATTATATATCCCTCCGCTTTGAAGGTTCTTTTTAATGTCTTACCCAAAAACACAAAGGGGAAATATATAAGATGAACATAAAAAATTCCGCCATGAAAGATCTCAAGACAACATGGTTTATACAGCACCCAATAGACCAAGAGCACAAGCAATACATATTGCTAGATTTTCTTCAAAGTGTAAACTCTGAGATATCCAACGAAAATATCTACTACCCAGTAAAGAAGATATTCTCAATAATTAAGGAGCTGACGTTCGTGAAGAACTTACTAGAGGGTAAAGACATGAAGCCCTATACAAAGATCGAGAGACTAAGAATACTTAGCGAATGTGTAGAGGAGCATCAGCTATCATTTAAGGAAAAGGTGGAGTGTCTCAAAATAGTTGAGTCTTCATTGGCAATCCTCTATAAATACGCGGATCTCGGGATGAGTCTGTGGAGAAATATAGAGAGGAGAATAAAAACATTCGATCTTATACCAAATAGCGAGGACTTAAGCGACTACGGAATCCTGATGGTCAGAAATATGTCGACCGATGAGATGTTCGCATACCTTTGGCAAACCGGGGATACTGGGAGATCTTCCAAAGGAACCATGATGAAAAGAATTCCTCTAAAAAATCCATATTTCTCTCTATCCTATGAATTCTCAGTCCATGAAATAATGCAGACCATTGAGATGAGAGGAAATTCACCCAGAATAACCGTAATGGAGATATCGGAGGACTTTAGGAGTGACTCGGTAATTCTAAAAATAGCAAAGGAGTTATTCGTAAGAGAAATTTCCTCCAGCAAGGAAACGGAGATCTAATTATTGAGATTCCTTCCACACATTGTCAATCAGTGAAACTCCCTCATGCTGGCGGGCTAATCTATCACGAATTATGCCCATTTGAGTTATTCCCTCACTCCATTGAACTTCATTAAACCATATATCGGGACTATCCCAAGAATACTTGTCTAGACATTCGAGGTAAAAATCCCTAGAAGCAGCTGGGAGTATCACGCAATGTGCGAGTATAACCTTATTGGTTAAGTAGAAATCTGGATAATCAGGATCTGACTCATTATCTATAGGAGGGGACTGCAAATAATCGTTTACGTATCTGGACCCTAATGAAGTATAATAAAGTCCTCTAGCTTTGGAGAATTCGATAGCCTCCTTTAGCTTATTCATGAATTCTTGACGATCGCAAAGCAATACACAGTCACATTCACAAAGAACCAGGGCGTCAAGATCCTCGGTAAAATTTTCAGATATAGCTTTCTTAAAAGACTGGAAAGCACCATAGTGTCCCGGTCCATGATTCGTAAATTCAGATTGGCTGATTGCCTTCTCTTTCTTCCAATCATCCCCGGAATATCTACGATTTATCTGCTGAACATACTCCAGACCCATACCACCAAGGGGCGAAAGTGAATCTATAGATGCTATCTCCCTCTCTTCCTCTATCTCAGTGAGTATATGGACCAATCTAATATTCATATCTTCTTTTTGGTTTATACAGAAACAAAAAAGACAAGTTTCGAAAAACTTGCCTTTCTCACATAAATCATATGTTCTTATTCCTTACTCGAAATCAGATAGCCTTGTAATTATGGATTCGTTAACAGTACTCTCCGATGTATCCATTGTAGCTCTCATACCGGGCTCCTGTATTCCTACTCCACCTATCGCGTTTACGTAGTCTCTATCTCCCTTGGCGTTGTATCCAGGAACTTGAATTCCCGCTTTTTCCGGACTAAATACTGCATCAGCATAACCAACCCAATCATAAGCCGGCTCCCTTTTTATCTTATGTAATCCAGTCTTCTCCTCGCCTCCGGTTTGATTCTCCTCAGAGAAGGGTTTGAAATTCTCGTCGTGAACTTTTTTCCTAAACTGCTCGAAGTCTAGAACTTCCCTTTTTGCGACATCATTTATATTCATGTTCTGTAATTTTCTTTTTCCTGGTTAATTTAACTTGGATTGTAGCCAAAGCTATTTCTGTTAGCAGGAGCTGAGGAGATTAATCCACCTATAAAGTCATCCACTATATTACCCTTGTCTATCTCCAAAGAATTCCCTTCTCTGTCTATATCAGTTCTGATTGCTTTCTCTATACTCCCCTTGTCAGTCGGACTTAATCCTCTAATGAAAGAATCCCTGTCAACAGGTTCAAATCCATTAAAAGCCTCCAGGTAAAATCCCTCCAGTTGGTCCCTAAAGTTATTCCTTCTTACCTCGTTGCTGAACATTTCAGATATTGTTCTATAGATCCATCCGTTCTTATCAATACCTAGTTTTTCAGCTATACCGTCAAGTCCCATCTCAGTAAGAAATTCCATGGTCGCATCGGCAGCTTTGGGGGCTAAATAACTAGCGCTAGTCTTTCCGCTAAAAAGTATGGTGAAATAATCATTGATCGGTATCTGCTCAACGAAGTTCTGCACAAGCTTACTAAAGATGGAATTTTCGGTTATACCTAGATTACCCAGCAAATATGCAGTTACCTTGCCTTTAAATACGTCACTAAGAGGAGTCATAACAGATGACAAAGCACCAGTTATGTAGTCATATATACCGGATTCGTTAACGTCACGATTCGACCTAAACTCATCAAAGGTCTTTATTCCATTATCCATGCGGAAGTTTTTTCTTTATATATCTATCCGCACTGAGTTATTTTATCCCATAAACAGATCCACTGCTCCATGTCGATATGCTATCTTATCCTTCTTTATCTGAGGATTTTTTAGTGGAGCTTTATCCCTATTTAAAATAGCTTCAGGTAGGAGAGGACCGAAGGTATCTTTCAATATCTTCTTATCCGTTCTCCACTCTTTAGGAATGGATAATGCAAACCTGACTATATCCAAATTTAGAAATGGACTTCTGAGCTCCAGGGTATGAGCCATAGACATTTTATCCAGCCTTGGGAGATGATAATAGCTAAGCTCATCGAAAATATCGGATCTCTGAGAATCATACTCATGAATTCTCTTATATCCTCCAAAGAGCTCATCGGCCCCATCCCCGCTTAGAACTATCCTATACCCACCAAATTTTTTAACAGCATCAAATAAGTGGTATTGTGGAATTACTGAACCTAGATCTATCGGACTTTCATTCCACTTTCGATATATCTCAGAGTTCATGTGGCTGTCCATAGAATAATCCAAGAATGAAACCTCAGCTCCCAAATGGCTGGCAAGAATTTTAACGTACTCGCTTTCATTATTCTCTATACTAAACCACCGGACATCAGATTCAGTTTCCTTAAGTATAGCAGCAATGATGGATGAATCCAGTCCACCCGAAACAAGTAGAGAAATAGGGTAATCCTTGGATATTAGCCTATTTTCAACAGATTCAAACATCTTGCTCCAAAGCCATTCCATATGATCTTCGTAGCTAGATCCCTCGAGCTCATATATTGGATGTTCGAATCCCTTGAAATAATTAGAGTAGACATTCTTAAATTCGGGACTTGCCAAATTGAAGCTGTAGATATTATTAGGTAAAAATCTCTTGACCTCTGAGTATGAGGTCCGATTATCCGTATTGTATCCCCACTTTCTTATAGCGCTCATGAGGGTAAGGTCGATCTCACTATTCACACTAACTAGTGATTTTACTTCAGATGAGATTTCACCCAGATTGTTATAATACAGTGGTTTTCTGCCCAGTGGATCAGTAAATGCTATTACGTCATTGCTGTTAGAATCGAATATAACCAAAGCCCAGAATCCATCCCAAGTTTGAATCTCTGGTAAGAACATAGCACAGAACATCTCAAAGGACCCACCGGAGTATCGGCTAAACAGATTACACAGGTACTCGGTATCCGATGAAAATCTATCCTTATCGTAGTTAAATATCTCCCCGTTGAACATCATATAGACGCCTCTAGAGACTTCTTTTGGTTGATCCCAAGTATCACCATCGGAAGTCTGAATTGGGAGTCTATGATGACACAAATACCATCCATTCAGCTCTAGGGTTTTACTTTCTATACCTCTATGCTTTATTGTATTCAGATTCTCCTCAGTCCCAGTTTGGGTTAGCAATATACCACACATATTATTCTATATTCATTATGGCTTCAACTGATTTATTGTCAAAGCTGTTAGTAATAAACCTAATTGGGACATTATAGGGCTGATTTGCTATAAGATCTCTCAAATTTTCCATTATCTCCGATTCAGCATTATCGCCGTCCCTAAAATCCCAGTTATCCTTATTCCGGTCACTGGAATCTGGGTTTTCTCCAGTTACGTATACTATTTCACATTTGCTAAAGAGACCTTGATCCGCTATCATCTCGATTTGGGATCGGGCTTGTTCCTCAGTAATCCTTCCAGAAAGAATCCCCCACGTAAGAACAGTGAGTATTCCACGATCTAAGACAAAGTCAGGGAGAAGTCCCTCCCTATTCATCTGGAGTAACATTAGCTCTTTCCCCAAAGCAAAGGAATGAGTAATCTCGCCGTTGTCTGGGAGATCTAACCTATTGAACCACCCGACAAAATCGAACTTAAATATCCTCAGTCCGCTATGTGAAGCATATTTACGTGCTAAAAATGTCTTCCCTGAATTTCTGGGACCCTCGAATATCCTTACCATCCGGTATGCTTTTTGGTTCTTTTCTTTTTATCTTCCTATCACCCATATATTTCCACAATTTATGATTTATTCTGTAACGGGCATATTTCTCTATAATTAATCTACGGTCCACAAAATAGTATGTTGGAAAGCTGATATTCAATTTTCCGTCCAGGATATACTTGTAAATTAAACAATTGTAAACATGCTGCTCTGGACAAAGGTGTGTGAAGTTCTGATACGGTTCAGGATCCGGATTTCTCATCAGAAGGCTCTTATCCTCACAAAGGTTCTTATACTCCCTAAAGAACTCCCTGGATTTTTCAGTATTCCGGACTATCATCCTACTCGATGCAATCTCAAAGCACCCTGAAACAATATCGCTATCCTCCTTGCTGTCCAATATCTTATCAGAGGTATATCTTTTCCCGTGCATACCCACAAGAGGAGGATTTCCGTCAAGGAGGTCGGCTTCAAAAGGGGAGAAGAAATCCGACCCGTTTATATCCAACAGGTACTCACATGTTTCTTTTATCCTTCCCCATTGGGTTTGCCAATACTGGGGATATTTAGAGAAATTGCAGTCATGGTAAATTAATATCGATCCCTCCTCAATATTTTTTAGTGTGTAATCTATCAAGAATGGCTTAAAATCTCCAGATCCTACACTACTGATTCCTGGATTAAGATTTAAGATATCACCCAAGGGATTACAGAAATTATCTGACCCTGGAAGTGATTTAAGTGATTCTCTGTCATATATCCACAGGTCATCGAAATAAGGATCTAATAAGAGTCTGATGTTCCCCAGGCTACCTAGCAAAGATTTCCTCTCCTCTTCAGTAGCACCTTCCCTTATATTACAAAAACTTAAAAAGTATATTTTGCTCATACTACAAAGAATGTAGCTATTCTATCAGGAAGAATGAACTATGTTTCTTGCAATTAAGCAGACCCTGGAACAATATAGATGGATTCCTTCATATGAGAGGGTATTGAATCTATTCCAACTATTGAGATCCTATCCAAATGCTTATTCTTTGCTTTCAACACAGGGGAGATTTTTTTGAGCGTATCTTTCACAACTAAGAAATCGTCATCCGATACATCACCATTTATATTCATGCATTCCAAACAATGAGCATTAGAATGGGATTCTTTTACCGGGACCAAAGAACACATTGCTTCATTTACCATGGGTGATTTAGATCTAAAGGAACTATTTTTAATTATAGCTTTGGATAGCCCCTCTGCATCCTCGTCATACTTATCAAGAGCCATATCAAGGGCACATTTCCACTCCTCCTTCTTTCCATCATATGAAATGAGAGGAGCGAGGAAAACAACGCAATTGTATATGAACCTTTGCTCAGCAGGACTTAGTGTATCCAAATCTATCGAATCCCCGCACACACCTTCCATAGATCTTTTTATAGTGCTGAGGGCATTGGTTGGAATATATCCCTTCTTTATATTATTGTCACACGGTTCAAGTGACTCGGAGCAATTTCTATACGCGGATTCCATCTCCTTAAGACCATCACTTGCATAATCTGCGTTTTTACCAAACACATCACCTATGGCTTTTGACTTTGTATCTGAATCAACGCCAGCGAAATTTTTATAGTAGCTAGTATACCAATCACCAAACGAATCAACATCTTCTGAATCATTTCCATGCACTTTAGCATAGCTATTCCAGTTACATGGCTTATTTACATTGGTTGAAAGTCTTTTAGTAGGATAGACAGATACATTACCGTCATCACCAACCATTACGAAATGCGAAACCTCTTTATCGTTGTCCACCGCGTCAGTCCATGATGTTATGAAATCCGAAGGACAAGATCCCTTTAAAGTTTTATCTTCCCTCAAGAAATCCTCAGCTTCAGCGTTTTTATTATAACCCTTTGTTCTTAAAAGTTTTGCAAGTCTCTCGGCTAACATGACATCCGAGGTAGTAGGCATACCAGTGCTCTGACTGGTCTCTAGCTCTTCCTCATACTTCTTAAGCTCATCTGATATTCTATCAGGATCAATATATCTCTTGTCCTCAAACAAACCCATAAAGGATCTTACGTCTATTACGGATGATTCCGAAAGATTAGCATAAGATTTTCTCATCTTGTCCAGGCAGTCATTTATCGATTCCTTATTCTGTGAAGAAACCTGATCAAGCTTTAATATGGAATCAAGAAGCGATTTATCAATTTCCCCGTTTACGTTTTTATTATCAAGAGCCCCCTGAATAGCTTTTACTGCAGCAGAAGTTCCTTCTTCAAATTTACCATCAGCACCACCTCTTGGCTCTAGTACATTCTTCAGCGGAGAATATGCATCTATTAGAGCTTTCTGAACAGCTTCTATTATTCCGCAACCTCTTAACCTAGGATCAGAATCCTTATCACCCATTTTTAAAGGGAAAACTCTATCATTCATGCTGGATTCTTTTTCCTCCATCTCTTCCCTTACCTTAATTTCAGTGATACCCTCCTGGGTAAATGCTTTAGTTACAGCATCCAAAGCACTAGTAAAGAGATCTTGGACATCCGAGAATTTCTGATAAAGGTCGTCATCCTTCTGGATTTTTGCCATCACCTGTTCAGCAGCTTTAACCTTGTATTCGTTGTACTCCTTACACAGATTGTCAACCTTTTTCTCTATCTCAACAAGATCTTTCCTTTGGTCACGTGAAGATAGGGAGTCAAGACGCTGTTTTAATTGAGAAAACAGCCTTTGCCAATCTCTTCCGTACCCATTTTTAGCATCCTTACCTTTAGAATCACAGATAAGAGCTATGAGATTTTTTCTAAGCCTATCAACCCTACCATCATATCCTATTACAAGTCCCTCATTAAGGGATTTCTCCTTAGCTATCTTATCCATCTCAGTTTGCATCCTAGCAAGAGCTTTCTCGAAAAGGTCTATGAATTTAGCTTCCTTGGAAGTATCTATCTCTATAGCTCTTTTAACCGCTTCTCCTACGGAACTAAGCGAATCCAAATAAAGCTGTTTAATCTGAGCAAAATGAGGATCTATAACATCCACATCACTACAGATATCCTTGGCTTTTGCTATGAGATTTTTAACAGAGGAAGAACCAGACATTTCATCAACTTTTTTCCTGAATTGGTCAGGATTTCTATTCTTATCAGAAGCAATATCGAAGCAAATCTTCTTGCAATTACTAGCAAGAGTATCTGCCATTCTCTTGATAAGATCCTCCACGTTTTGGTTCTCGTTTAAAGAGAGATACGTGCTAGAAAGGCTTCTAGCTACCGGATTGTATCTTAGATATTCTTTTCCCATCTTAGTAAATATTTGTTGTGTCCCCAGAATCGGCTTTAGCTTGCATAGCATTAGCTAATGCATTCAAAAGAGCAGGCATTTGCCCAGTGAGTGTTGCTTGTCTTCTTATACTCGCAGCTTTTTCTACCAAATCGGTAGCTTCCTTCTGTTTTGCTATTTCTTCAGCAATCTCAGCTTGTTTTTCGTTAACATCAGCTTTAGCTTTGACTAAATCTTCATTAACACCTTCGAACAAGTGAAATTCGCTTAGCTTTTTAATATTGTTATGCATATCTTCTAGCGATAGTAATTTTTGTTCTTAAATCCCTTATCTGACCCATCATCATCTCTCTCAACTCTTTTAGGTCCTTATCCACCGAGCTCTTATCGAGACCTTTTTTCATAGCCTGTCCAACTAATCTATCCTTCTCAGTATCTAGAGTAGCATACCTTTCATTCCTTTCTGTTGTCATGAATTTGATGAGGTCTTTAATCTGATTCTTTTCTAGACCTTGTGCATACTTTGTAAATTGAACAGCATTCATGGCCAATATAGGATCTAAAGAGAATTTAGCTCTAGAGATTGTAGAAGTGCTAGGATCTGGAATTTCGAGGGGTTTAGCAAGATCGAGTCTGCCGAATTTTTTCCTGAAATTCTCATCCTTCTCTTTCGCCGCTAAAGCAGCTTCCTTATACTTGTCATATAGCTCATCTGCGATATCTTGGTCGGTGAGCTGCTTAGCAAGTTTATATAGCTTTTCTGTTAATTCAGCTTCAAGCTCTGTTTTTTTCAAATTCCAATAAGAAACAAGTCTTGGGTTTCCTTCGGTTATCTCTTCCACCTTCTTATCGACCCTCGAAATCTCCGAGGCCTTCTTTTTATTCAAAGCTCCGACAAGTTTCCTGTTTCTATCTATCAGCCTCTCCAGTTTTTTAGCCTCCGCAGGATCGCTCTTGGTCTGCGCTCTTTGAATCTGCAGCGCATCTATGTCGGTTTGGATTTCGTTCCAATCCCTAGCATATTGGGTTTCTATCTTGTTTATCTTAGCAAGCAAAGAGTTTATTTTAGCAACAGATCCACCAAAATTCGAGCTCAGCCAGTTTATAATCTTGTCCGTTTTATTGGAAGATTCGTTAATCTCGCTGTTCCTGCTCCATTCTGAAAATTTTAGCAACATATCAGGATAATTTTTTTGTTAAAGACTTTATCTTAGAATCAGTAGGATTGTTCGAGAGATCGATAATTTCCTTAGTTAAACCAGATTGTGCGTCTTTACCATCAGTCACCGCTAGATTTATCTTACTGAAAATATCAGTCAGTGAAGTGGTGTTAGAAAGCTTTTTATCTATCGATTTTTTCCCTCTACCAACACTAGAGTAGAGTGTGTATAGATTCTCCAAAGCATCAATCTCGTTAGCAATAGAGGTAGACTTCCTCAAAGCAGAGTTTATTTTTCTTTTACTCCCGCCATTTTTCATAGATATCTCCTTCTTAATCGAATTAAGTAGATCCACTAATTCTTCCTTGAGTGCTTCAGATCTCTCCGCAGTCTTATCCCTTAGATCCATCAAAACCCCAGCGTCTCTATTCCCAACGATCTTTTTGAGTTCTCCTATATCGGATAAATCCGAATCCTTTATCGAGCTAGAAGCGCTTTTTCTTGCGGATATCCTGGAGATTAACTCGTCAGCTTTTTTGGAAGCCTCATCAAATTTGGCTTTAAGTTTTTTAATTTCATCTGAGTCCTCACTGGATTTTCTAGCCATTTCATACTCAAATTTAGAAAGTTCATACTCGTCGTCAGCAAGACCGGTTTCATAATATTCCTTCCTCCTGTCGTTGCCGTCAATAACTTTATGCATAAGGTCCGCACCTTTTCTCATTTGTGCATTTTTCATCTTGACAAATGCAGAATATTCCTTTTTCTTCTTATCAATCTCGTTCTCGATTTGTATCAGGGCTTCTCTACTTCCTGCACTACGTGCCTTGTTCCTCTTTATCTCCAATGCATCAAGCTCATCTCTTAGCTCATATTTCTTAGTGATAATCTCCTTTTTTATATCGAGGTCTCCCTTTCTTATGTTATCTATAAGATTTATTCTGGACAATCCGCCGAGAAGGCTTTTAGAGAGATTATTCATAAGACTATCTAAGGCTTTCTTCTCAGAAATATCAATCTCCGCATAGTCGGTATAATAGGACTCCAACAAGCTTTCACCTATAGGTTCCGAGAGATCCCGAAGAGAGATGAAATCCTTATGATTAAGTATTTTACGCATTATGCAATATTCTCATTTATACTATATATCCCCACAAATAAAAAAACCCCAGGCCGAAGCCTGGGGTTTAGTATTGATTCTTATTCTATTTTAGATTAAGAAAGACCTCCAGCAGGTACGTTAACGTGGAAGCAGAAGTACATAGTTTCTGGGTGGAAACCAGCTTCGACTAGAGCGTAACGTGACTTAACTGCTACTTTAGGTGACATAGTACCTTCAGAGATTGTCTGAATAGACTCAGCCATCATGTAAGGCATGAACTTAAGTCCTGGTTCGTCGTCACCACCTTTTCTTCCAATAAGAACTCTGTTATCGTTGAACTTCATGTTCTGATCAACGTATACGGTCATACCAGCAAGCGAACCTACAGGGTAAAGTGTACCGTTGTTCTGAGTCAACGTATTAGAGAAAGGAGCAAAAGTGAATTGAGAGATGTCTTGCAATGCACTTGCAACGTTAGCGTTAGTAACGATGAAGTTAGCAGGACCTCTTCTTCCTCTGTTAGCTACTACGTTAGCACCAGCTAGGATTCTAGAGAATAGTCTTCTCTGTAGAGTCGACAAGTTCTCGTAAGTTCCTGAAGCAGGACCAGCAGTACTAGCAAGCGTAATACCAGTGTCATCTTTACCTACGTAAGAAGGGATAGTGTAAGAACCAGCAGTACCCCCGATAACGAGGTTTAGGTTCAAGTTTTGTCCTTCTGTAGTTAGGAAGTCGCTGTGATTAGACCATCCAAGAGCAAATGCTCTAGAAAGGATGTGCTTGTTAATAGCTTGAGAAACCTCATTAACCAATGCGTTCTCGATCATAGAAATTACGTCGATACCGAATTGCTTGTTAAGGTCTTGGATCTGCTCAGTAGTTACTGAAGCAGCCACTTGGAAAGTGTCAGCTTCAACGAACTTCGTGAACGTTGATAGACCCATTGACTGGTAGTAGTTACTCTCACCGTATGCTCTAAGCATTGGGTTGTAAGTCTTAGTACCGTCAACGAAAGGACCTTGCCAGTCGTCGTTGTTTTGGAAACCAGCTCCAGAGAATCCTTGGATGTGATCCTCAAGTGCTTTAACCAATTCCGCAGACGCTGTGGTAGTACCAGCTTGGCTACCATCTACTGCAGTACCAATTTTAGTAGCAAAGCCATCAATAACAGAAGCTACAGATTCACCAGCGGTTACTTCATTAATCTTGAAGATTGGGAAACCATCAATTCTAGATAAACCAACGAACTGAGTAGTTAAGTAAGCACCTGCTGAAGAAGCATTGGTGATGTAGTAAGTTGTACCTACTACGAAATTTGCAGGATAACCAGCTGCAGCATTAGTAAGCTGAACCTTAATCATAGCAGGAGCAGCAGCCAAAGCATCAGCTGCAGTAGTACCTACTGAATTAGGGCTTAGTTTACCACCAGCGTATACGTAGTCTAGGTACGAAAGTACGCCAGTAGGACCTGACATAGGAATTACAGGAACGATGTCGAATCCAACAGTCTTCGCAGCAACCTGAATTGCCAACGGAAGAAGTGAAGGAAACTTA